TTTAAGAAAGCAATCTCTTTTCTTTTTCATTAAGAAGCTGATTTAATCTTCTGATTTCCTTTGCTTCATTAGATTCTACGGTTGTGCTGGTGGTATAGAGACATTCTTCCTTGTATTCGTTAACCCATTTGCTAACGGAACTTTTGGCAACATTAAATTCAACAGCAATTTGCGGTATTGATTTGTCGCCTGCCATATAGGCTTTAACTACTTCTTTTTTGAAGTCTTCGGTGTAATGTACTGACATAGTAACGTCCTCCTTGTTTGAGTAATATTATAATATATTATTCGAACAAGGTATTACAAATTTATTATATCACAACACTTCACGCTGCCGAGCATCTCAATAGCTCTCTGCATCTCATCCAAATTACCAAATGCCGCCGTCATGGGGTTGTGGATCATAAGCATGGACACGGGAGATACCAGCACCTTCGTGCCTGCCATAGCGATGACGGACGCTGCGGATGCGGCAATACCGTCGATTTTGACCGTCACATCGCCCTTGTAGTCCATGAGCATATTGTAGATTTGCGCCGCAGCCACGCAGTCGCCGTCGGGAGAGTTGATCCATACGGTAATATTTCCGCTGCCGGACATGAGCTCGTCCTTGAAAAGCTGTGGGGTGACATCATCGTCAAACCAGCTTTCCTCGGCGATGGTTCCGTTCAGGAACAGGGTTCTTTCCTGTGTCTGTTCCTGCGTCTCCGAGTTCGTCTCCGTCTGGTTCTTCCAATTCCAGAATTTCTTCATCGGTTTTTTCCTCCTTTCCGTCATCGGTAGGTGTATCTGCAAAAGCACCCGCATTTTTCAGTGGGAGCATATTGCCGTTAATGAGGTACAGGTCGCCGCCGTCCTTTGCTGGGATACGGTCGAGGTTTTCCAGCTCTCGGATGTCGTTGGCGGACATCCAGCCGTTCTGGCGGCCTATGGCGTACCCGTTCATGCGGCTCTGGTAATCGCCGCGAAGCAAGCCTTCCAGATTGAACTTCACGAAATACATGGCTTTTTCGTCCTTGGACAGGAGTGACCGCTGAATGGACTGCTCCCAGCGGATGACCCAGGGGTCAAGGGTGTATTTCACGAACTCAAGGGACTGCTGCTCAATATTAGAAAAGCTCGACTTTTCTAGGTCGCCAACCATGTGGGGCGGGACTCGGAAAATTCGAGCGATCTCATTAATTTGGAATTTGCGTGTTTCGAGGAACTGCGCCTGCTCCGGCGAGATGCCGATGGGCGTGTATTTCATACCTTCTTCCAGTACGGCAATTTTGTTTGCGTTGCCGCTGCCGCCGAAGGTTGACTGCCAGCTCTCACGCACACGCTGCGGGTCTTTGATCGTGCCGGGGTGTTCCAGCACACCGCCGGGAGCAGCACCGTTGGCGAAGAATTTGGCTCCGTACTCCTCGCAGGCGATAGCCATGCCGATGGCATTCTTCGCCATAGCGATGGGGCTGTAGCCGACCAGACCGTCAAAGCCGAGTCCCGGTATGTGGAGTACATCCGAGGGATGAAGCGTTACGGCGAACTCCTTGTTTTTGATGGCTTCGTTCGAGCCACGGTAATAGGTGTAGTACAGCCGACCGTTTTCGTCTCTGTCCACCGACATCTTGTTTGGCATCAGAGGATACAGGGCAACGATCTCATTTTTGCCGTTGCGGATGATCTGCGCGTAAGCATTGCCCCAGAGGAGCAGGTGCGTCATGAGGGTTTCTCGGAACACGAAAGAACTCATCTCCGGGTTTGGCTCATCGTGGAGCAAGCGATAGACCGGATGGTCGAGCGCCATTGCTTTGCCGCCGCTGTCTGTATATTTATATAGGTGCAGCGGCAGTCCCGCCACTGCCTCCGACAGGATGCGGACGCAGGAATACACGGCGGTCATCTGCATGGCGGAGCGTTCTGTCACTGTTTTGCCGGAGGTAGTGCTACCCATGAAAAAGGCATAGTTGCTGCCCGATGTGCGGTTTTGAGGCTTGTCCCTGGATTTGAACAGCCCTGAAAAGATACCCACTTAAATCACTCTCCTTCAAAATGAGCAAAAGAAAAGCACCTGCTCATACGAACAGATGCTTTGAAATATTCAGATATTTTGGCTCTTATTTCAATTCTGCATTCCAACTTGAAATAACGGCTCAGTATATGCTTGCTTGTTTCATTTTCTATGATAATCGGTTCTTGCGAAGTTTCCGACTTGAACTGCAAAAACCTTTGATTTTGCTCCGAAAATGCAGTGCTTATTCGCTGAGCAGCCAGTCAATCAAATTCAGTGACTTTATGCCATCATAGGAATTGATGAAGCTGCGATCTATAGAAAGCACGATTTTTTCGTAGTTATCCCCAATCATACGCAACGGACGAAGCTCCCGTTCACGGGTCTCCGTGGAAAGCATACTTTCCGTTACCTGAATATATACCTTGTTGTTCGGCTTTTCCGCAACGAAGTCGACCTCCGTCTCTCCGACCTTCCCGATATATACCCGATAGTCACGGCGCAGCAGTTCCAGAAATACGATATTCTCAATGATATGCCCGCGATCTGCATCTCGGTAGCCCAGAAGCATATTGCGAAAACCCATGTCGATGATATAGTTCTTTCCAAGAGTTTTGAGCAGCTGCTTTCCTTTTACATCATACCGACCGACAGAGAAGAATACAAACGCATTGCGGAGCATGGAAATATATTTATCCACCGTTTTCCCCGCAATGTTCTTCTGCTTACCGGTTTGAATGTCGCCCTCGTTGGAGAGTACATTTCCGATGCTGTTCGGAGAAGTGATGCTGCCGATATTGGAGCATAAAAACAGCATGATTTTTTGAAGCATGGCTTGATCTGTGCCATTATTGCGCTGCAAAATATCACGCAGCACCACGGTCGAATAGATACCTTCCAGTGCCTGATTACTTCTCGCTTCGTTGAACTTGTATTCTCTCAGAATCGGCATCCCTCCGAACTGGAGATACTTCTGGAACTTTTCGTCCATTGTCACATCGGGGGCAAACTCGTAGAAGTCCAAAAACTCCTTGAAGGACAGCGGTAGCACCCGTATCTCTACATATCTGCCGGAGAGCAGCGTAGAAAATTCCGTGGACAGCAGATAGGCATTGGATCCCGTGATATAAATGTCTACATCATAATCCAAGCGGAAGGACTCGATTGCTTTTTCCCAATGCTCTACAGTCTGCAGTTCATCGAATATAAGGTATGTCTTTCCGTCTTTAGCGATCTGCTTGCTGACATAATCATAAAAAGAAAGGTAATTGTTCAGGTCACGGTAACGCAAGGATTCCATGTTCATGTGAACGATCCGGGAATCCGGCACGCCGTTCTCCGACAGATAGTGATGAAACAGATCCAGCAAGGACGATTTTCCGCAGCGGCGAATACCTGTAACGATCTTCACCAGATCTACATCTTTGTTTTGAATCAGCTGATTCAGATATTGGGGGCGATTGATCAATTCAGCCATAATGCACCTCCTGACTTTCTTGATTCTATTATACCCAAAAAATCAAAAAAGTCAATAGTTTCGGAGATGCAATTCAGAAACTCCGCCAAATAATAGAGTTTCCGACTTTATTCGACCGATATTTTGGTGATGGGCCTCAAATGAACAACAGCCCACGGCTATCATAGACCGAAGCGCCGTTATCATTGCTGCAGCGGATAGCGCGGTCAAGTGCCATAATGGTCGCCACAGCGCCGTCGATTTTCTCTGTGGATTTTTCCTTGTCCGGCTTGATGTTTCCGGCAGGGTCGGTGCGGATGAAAATGTTGTCCATCATCCAGCGGAGGACAGGATGCCCGCCGTGGGAAATGCGCTGTTCCAACACCAGTTTCATCAGCTCCTTGGTGCGCGGGGACATATCCTTGAAGCCCTGTCCGAAAGGAACGACCGTGAAGCCCATGCCCTCAAGGTTCTGCACCATCTGCACAGCGCCCCAACGGTCGAAGGCAATCTCTCGAATATTAAAACGCTCACCCAGGCTCTCGAGGAACTTTTCGATGTAGCCATAGTGAACAACATTGCCTTCCGTGGTCTGTAAAAAGCCCTGCCGCTCCCACACATCGTATGGCACATGGTCACGCCGGACTCGGAGATCGAGGTTGTCTTCCGGTATCCAGAAGTACGGCAGGATGACGTATTTGTCGTTCTCATCTTCCGGTGGGAATACCAGAACGAATGCCGTAATGTCCGTTGTTGAAGACAAGTCCAGACCGCCGTAGCAGACACGGCCTTCCAGATCGTCCTCGCTGACCGCAAACTCGCATTTATCCCACTTGTCCATTGGCATCCAACGCACCGCCTGCTTGACCCATTGATTCAAACGAAGCTGTCGGAAGGAGTTCTCCTCGCCGGGGTTCTGCTTGGCAGACTCGCAGGCATCCTTCACCTTGTCGATGCCGACCGTGATGCCGAGGGACGGGTTGGCTTTCTTCCAAACCTTCGGGTCTGTCCAATCGTCCGATTCCTCTGCACCGTAGATGACGGGATAGAATGTATGGTCGATTTTGCGACCCTCAATGATATCTTTTGCTTTCTGATGTATCTCATAGCAGATGGACTTCGTATCATTGCCGGCCGTGGTGATGAGGAAATACAGCGGCTGCATACGAGCGTCACCGGAGCCTTTCGTCATAACATCAAAGAGCTTGCGGTTCGGCTGGGTGTGCAGCTCGTCAAACACCACGCCGTGGGTGTTGAAACCGTGCTTATTACCGACATCGGCGGAGAGCACCTGGTAGATACTGCCCGTTGGCTGATAAATGAGCCGCTTCTGGGAATCCAGTATCTTGACCCGTTTGGAGAGTGCCGGACACATCCGCACCATGTCAGCCGCCACATTGAAAACGATGGATGCCTGCTGACGGTCCGCAGCACAGCCGTAGACTTCGGCTCGTTCCTCTCCGTCACCGCAGGTGAGCAGAAGCGCCACCGCAGCAGCAAGCTCGGACTTGCCCTGCTTTTTCGGAATCTCGATGTAGGCGGTATTGAACTGCCGATAGCCGTTCGGCTTGAGGACACCAAAGATGTCCCGGATGATCTGCTCCTGCCAGTCAATAAGCTCGAAGGGTTTTCTCGCCCAGGTGCCCTTGGTATGGCAGAGGCTCTCGATGAACATGACGGCGTAATCCGCAGCGTCCGTATCATAGTGGGAAGTTTTCTCCATGAACCTTGTCGGCTTGTAGTTCTTCAGGTTTCTCGTAATGCTCACCTCCAAGGCGCACAATTTCTTGTAATCTGTTGCTTTTAAGAATATTTTCGCATATAATATATGCAGTGATTTTTCTTGAAAAAAATCATTCTCCACCCTTGAGACTCGATTAAATGCAGGAATAATCCGGCAAGGATCTGCCGGGTTCAGCTTAGAAGGTGACATATTGTCCGCTATTCCGTGCGTAGCCGAGGAGCAGTTGTCAAGGAGAAAGGAGAAACAGCCATGGCTATCAAAAAAGGCGTGTCCGCTAAGACACACACTCAAAAGCAGCTCGATGATTATGCCAATCAGCACAATCCGAACAACAAAGCCTACCAAGCCAGAATTGCAAACGAGAAAAAGACCAAAAAGTCAACTCGTAAGCAGGAAGCAAAGCGGCAGGCAGCGTTGTTCGACGAACTTGGGTTGAACGCAGATCTTGACTGGATGTGCTACAGCAACCCCTATGATTTCGACTGATCTGCGCTTTTGAGCAGGAAAAGCATCTATCAGAAATGGTAGGTGCTTTTCATTTTTTCGAAAGGGTATAAAAATAGCCGCCACCGAAATCGGTGCGACCTTCCGTATAACGAGCAGCAGCCCCTTTCGGAGCCGTTGCTTTGAGTTGTTGTGGCTTACCAGTTCTCGCTGTGGAGCAAAAGCTCCAGCGCAAGCTGCGTGTTCTCATCGGCGGGTTCGATGTCCCATCCTCTGTCGTAGTTGCAGACGATTTTGCCGTCCCGCTTGAGCATGAGCTTGGAAATGCGTCCGCCGTCGATACCCCACTCGGAGCCTTTGTCGTACTGCTTCATCCAGTAGTGAAAAACCTCGCCGTTTACCTTGATACTGCTTTCTTTCCACATAACCGTGTACCTCCGTTTGTTTTGTTGTGAGTGTATATTACCGTCATGCCCGAGATATATCCAGTCATTTCGGAGAATATATTACACAATCATTCGGAGTAAAAACTGTGTATATTACAGCGGTTTGCATTCGCCCGTGAGGATGAAATGCACATACTCGCTGCGGTGTTCTTCGAGGGATACCACCAGCTCGTAAAACCGCATCTCATTGGCAATGTACTGTACCATCGGCACATCAAACATATTCGTGCGGCCTGTCTTGCGGATGGCGAGGATCTGCTCTCGGACTTTCTCAGTCATTGTCGCACCTTCGGCAGATGTCCTCGCCGTAAGCCACGCTCAGTCCGCAGCCGTTATCCCAGGCAACCATGATGCTGCCGATATCGTCCACACCTCGCACGGTGCCTTTCGTGCCGACAGGCGGTGCTTGGGGATCGTCCATCTGAACAAGCTCCACACGGGTGCCGACCGGATATTCTTCTCGGATACGCTCGACCGTCTCTTTACTCGGAAATCTCATGCTGTGCACCTCCGTTTCTGAAAGCCGAAGAGCCGGAGAGGTTCTTCAGCAGTATTTTTCGAGTAGCTTTGTATTCATCACCAATGAAACCCAGCCGAAGCAGGAAACAGCGGAATGCGTACTTCTCATTTTCAATCGGTTTCTCGGATGAATTGACACGGCTTTGATTTCGTGCCATTTCGCACAGCTTGCAGATAAAGGTGTCATAGGCTTTCATCTCGTCCGGGGTTGGAGTCGCCGGGAACCAAGGGAAGGATACCTTCGTGTCCGTGATTTCCAGTGGCAGGTCAGCGACTCCGAGGGCTTTCTTGATAAGACCACCCTTGGCGGCAATGAGTGCCTTGAGATTTTCCAGATTGCTGTCGGTGAACAGACTCTTCGGCATGGAAATGCAGACGGTGCAAGGCTCGTCCTCGGCATCGGTGTGGCTTTGGTCGATATCAAAGCCCTCATCGTAGATGTGCTGCAGCAGGCGCTCAATGACCTCACTGTCGGCACGGTCATCAAAGGAAAGGCTGCCGTTTCGGTCGATGGTGAAGTAATCCACCTCATAGTTGAATGTGGGTGCGCCACAGTACTTTGCGGGAACGCCGAGCCAGTCGGAGATGGTCTGCACCAGCCGCTTGCGCTTTGCGTCCTGTGCATGGATTGTAATCGTCATGTTCGTGACATCCTTGTTTTATGGTAGTCACATATTACCGTCAGGTTGGGCACTTATCCAGCTATATCTGCACATTTCCGGTGTAGATTATATCGGCGCATTATCGCAGCCGGACTGTGCAAACCACACAATTCCGCAGAGCACGAACCATACGCACGGAAGCGCCACGCCGTTGCCCCACATCTTATATTCCGCACTGTCGGAATACGGGTCTTTCAGCCACTTTGCGACCTGCTTGTCGGACTTCATCTTACAGCCGGTCACTTCGGAGTAGGTCTTGAACACCTTATGCCAGAAGTACATTTCCTCATCGGTCGGCTTTTCCGTGCCAAGGTCGGCACACCAGTTGTCCGGGAAGCCCTGAAGCCGTGCGTACTCGGTGGGCGTCAGCCGTCTGACGGTGTATCCGTTTTGGATAGCACCCGGCCCTTTTGCCACCAGCGTCGGCTGAAGCTCCTCTTCAAAGGTCGGAGCGAACTTAGCATTCTGCCCCTGGTTGAAGGTATCTCTGCCTATGCCGTAGCAGACAGCGGTGGGGTCTTTGTAGTCCCGCGCGAGGACGGTAGGAGCCTTATCTTCGGAAACCTGGGCAAAGCTGCCGGTTGTCATGGTATAGACAGCGTGGCGGTCGATCGTATTTAGGGTGAAGCTGACATCTTCGTTGATGCCGTCACCCTGAGGACCGTTTTTGTTCTCACGACCGATCATGGAACCTTGCAGCACAAAGGTCTGCTGTTTCGTCCCTGCGTTGGCGCACACCACAGCGGAGCGGTCGCCCAGGTCACGAACTTCATCACGCTGATTTTGCGTGAAAGCAACAACGGCAATGCCGCCCTGATTGCAGGAGGGGTTGCCGCCGTTGCCGTCAAGCGTCCGTGCAGTTTCCGCTTCGTAGATCCCGCTGTGGGGATTATCCGACTTCATGGCATTGGAATCCTTGGAACAGATGCCGAAGGGCTGAAGGACGCAGGTGAAGTTGTCCTTGTCCGGCATACGCTGATTTCCACCTGCGTTCTGCTTGGTGAGGGTCGGAGAAACCTGCCCGCCGTCCCAGCCGCAAGGCTCGAACAGCGTCTAGTCGTTGTTGCAGGACAAGGTGGCGGATTTGTTCTCTTGGATGAGTGCACCCTTGCCGCCGCCTTCGCAGCCGGAGCGGATCTTCATCACAAGCGGTACATTGTTGCCGCCCGTACCCATGCGAGAAGTCAAGGTCTGCACATTCCCGTCCTCGGAAAGTTTGACCCTACTGTCGGTTGGATGGTTTTCCAGTGCCACCGCCGCAGGAACAACGCCTGCACGGAGCGTGGGAGAACACTCTTCCTCATAGCCGATGGTGCGGCTCTTAGCAGAATGCTCGGTGCAGAAGCCTGCCGATTCCATTACGCAGGGCGGATGATGCGCTTCTGCTCGGAGTGTGGAGGTAACCTCCTCGGTGACATCCATTCGGTTGCCGCCCTGGTCATTCAAAACAATACCATTCCGACCGGTACTCATTCCGCAGTTCACGCCGAGGGTGGCGGAAGTGTCGTCCGTCAGACTGCCGTTGTATCCATCGAAGCCTGCCGCTCCAGCGCAAGGCGTAAAA